CTGGCATGATGCAAATTACACAAGACCCCGAAACGTTGCAAGTATTGGGCGCTATGGCAATGATGAATATGGAAGGCGAAGGCATTAGCGAAGTGCGCGATTATTTCCGCAACAAGCTTGTTAAAATGGGCGTTGTTAAACCTACTGACGAAGAAGCTGCGCAATTGCAACAGGAAGCCCAAAACACGCCGCCCGATCCGAATACGGAATTCTTGCAAGCTTCCGCCGAACAAGCGCAAGCGCAAGCCGCCAAAGCCCGCGCCGATACCGTCTTAACTGTTGCGAAGGCCGATCAAACGCGCGCCGATACGGCTAAAACGCTTGCCGAAATGGACAACGGCAACCGCGAACACGTTGTTAAAATGGTTCAATCGTTACAAGGCGGCGGAATTCCTGATAATCAACCGCCCCAAATTCCGCAATAAATGTTTTGCTTTTAGTTTGTTGCTGTTATACTTCGCTTCAATGGTTCCCGCCTAGCCTTAAAAATAGGCGAGTCATTTAAAAGGGTCAAAATGTTAAACGTGGCAGACAAAGACGATAAGACGAAAACCAACGAATCAACCGAAGACGAAACCGGGCTTGAAATCGAAACTAACGCCGAAGATGAAAACGGCGAAGGTAACGAAGACGAAACCGGCGAAGGCGAAGAAGGTTCGGAAGTAGTTGTTTCTATCGGGGAAGAATCGCCAGCTTCCGAAGAAGACAATGCGCCCGCCCCTGTTTGGGTTAAGGAACTAAGGAAGAATCACCGCGAATTGCAAAAGCGGAACCGCGAACTTGAAGAACAGGTTAAAGCCGTAGCCGGGGCCGAACAAAAGCCCGTAACGCTTGGCACGAAGCCCACACTTGAAGCTTGCGATTATGACGCGGAAAAGTTCGAACGCGATCTTGAAGCATGGCATAACCAAAAGTTAGAAGCCGATGCGCAGGAACGAAGCCGAAAGGCGCAAGCCGAAGAAGCTAACAAGGCTTGGCAAGAAACTTTGAACGGTTACGGCAAAGCCAAAACCGAACTTAAAGTTAAAGACTTTGAAGACGCGGAAGATATTGTAAAAGATACGCTTTCGGTAACTCAACAAGGTATTATCTTGCAAGGTTCGAAGAATGCGGCGTTGTTGGTTTATGCTTTGGGGAAGAATCCGAAGAAGGCTAAGGAATTGGCTTCAATCAAAGACCCGGTTAAATTCGCTTTCGCGGTTGCTAATTTGGAGAATCAATTGAAAGTTACCAATCGTAAAGCGGCACCGGCACCGGAAAAAACTGTTCGTGGTAACGCGGCGGTATCTGGAACGGTTGATTCGCAACTTGAACGCCTACGGGCCGAAGCTGAAAAAACAGGCAATTACACAAAAGTAACGGCCTATAAAGCGCAGCAACGGGCTAAGGGTAAGTAATCATCCCTATTTTAAGGAAACATCATGGCTAATTCATTTAACAAAGAAGAACGTATTGCGTTCGAAAACATTCTTGAAGGCTTTCAAGACGCGCTTGTTTTGTCTAAAACCGTGTCGATTTATTCGACCGATTCGACCGAAATGGAACGCACTTCTAACATCATTTGGCGTCCGCAACCTTACGTAGCCCAATCGTTCAACGGTACGGATATGACCGCGAACTTTAAGGACTTTACGCAATTGGCTGTTCCGGCAACGTTGGGTTTTAACAAGTCCGTACCTTGGGCAATGACCGCAACCGAATTGCGCGATGCATTGCAGGAACAACGCTTAGGCGAAGCCGCAAAGCAAAAGCTTGCTTCGGATATTAACGTTGCAGTTAATACCATTGCAGCGCAACAAGGTTCGCTTGTCGTTAAGCGTACCGTAGCCGCTACCGGCTTTGACGACGTTGCATTGTGCGATTCGATTATGAACGAACAAGGCGTTCAAGCGTTTGATCGTTATTTAGCACTTTCAAGCCGCGATTACAACGGCATGGCAAGCAACCTTGCCGGGCGCGGTACGATGCAAGGCAAGCCTGTTACAGCCTACGAAAAAGCTTTTGTGGGCAATGTGTCGGGCTTCGATACCTTCAAGCTTGACTATGCCCCGCGTTACGCCGCTGCGGCTGGTGTTACGGTTACGCTTAACGGCGCAAACCAGTATTACACGCCTAAAGCGACTTCTACCGCAGGTACGGGCGAAGTTGGCAACGTCGATAACCGTTTTCAAACGATTACGATTGGTGTTGTTTCCGGTTTGGTTAAAGTTGGCGATGCCTTTACGATTGCTGGCGTTAATGCTGTTCATCACATTACGAAGCAAGATACCGGGCAACTTAAAACCTTCCGTGTTAATGCAATCCTTACGGGTGGCGGCGGCGCAGGTACGATCCAAATTACACCACCTATCATTTCGAACGGCGGTAGTACGGATGCGGAAGCCGAATACCAAAACGTTTCGGCAACCCCTGCCAACGGTGCGGCAATTACTTTCCTTAACACCGCTGCGGGTTACTTCAATCCGTTCTGGCAAAAGGATGCAATTGAAATTCTGCCGGGCCGTTACGCCGTGCCTACCGATGCTGGCACCGCAGTAATGCGCGCTAGTACCGATCAAGGTATTGAACTGGTTATGCAAAAGTTCTACGACATTAACACTATGAAGACGAAATATCGTCTTGATACGCTGTTTGGTGTTGTGAATAAACAGCCGGAAATGTCCGGGGTTATTCTGTTTAACATGACCTAATAGAACGGGGCGGCTTCGGTCGCCCCTTCTTCCTTGTTCAATTAAACCCGAAGGAAATTCAAAATGCGAAACGCAACAATGCTTTATAAAGCGCCCGGCCCCGAACCTATCCACGGTTCTTTTTTGGCTACTACGGTTGTAGATGCTGACGAAGAAGGGGCAATTGATGCGGCTTTGGCCGAAGGCTGGTTTCTGACTACGCCGGAAGCAATCAAAGCTTACGAAGCCGAAAAAGCCGCTAAGGAAGCGGAAGCCGCAGCGCACCAATTTAGCGGCGTTGAAAGCGCCCCGAAGGCTGACAAGAAAGCCACTACGGCCCCCGCTGCGCCTAATGTGGGCACTGGTGAAGGCAATCCCGCTACGGCGGCTTGGGGTGGTGTTTCCGCCCCCGCTGCGCAGTAAATCAAGGGGCTATCATGGGATGGAAGAAGCGCGACTTTGTAACCCAAGCATTTGAAGAAATTGGCTATGCATCGTATATTTATGACGCAATGCCGGAACAGTTAGAAAGCGTGCTTCTTTCACTTGATGCCATGATGGCAACTTGGAACGCGAAGGGAATTCGCGTAGGTTATCCAATTGCATCAAGTCCAAACGGCGCAGATTTAGACCAAGAAACAAACGTCCCAGACGCTTGTAACGAAGCTATTTATTTAAATTTGGCTTGCCGTATTGGGCCGCGCTTTGGTAAAACACTTCAACAAGAAACAAAGCAAGCGGCAG